TTGCAGTTTCTACTTATGAAGATGTCAACGTGTCAGGAGATGATTTTAATATCACTATTCCTGCAGCGTCAATAGTAGAGGCAACTAAATTAGCTCTTGATGATATTAGTATTACGACTAATAAGCATAGTCAACTATTGGTTAAGATGGGCAATACGTTATTGACAACCCGTGCATTTAACGCAAATTACCCTAATTATGAAGAGCTAATCCCAAAAACCTTTAAGCAAGTTTTCACCTTAGATCGCAAGGGTTTTACGTCCGCACTTAATCGTGTGGCCACAATTGTTCATGCCGGCAATAACGTGATAAAGCTTGTTTTTGATGGTGATATGTTGTCAATCATGGCAGATGATCAGCAAAATAAAGCTAGTGAAAAACTACCTTTGCAGAATAAAAATACATCTGAAGAGGAATTTATGGTTGCCTTGAACGCGACTTATGTATTGTCGGCTGTTAAGGCAATATCAACAGATCACATAAATTTGTATTTTAATTACCCAACAACGCCTATGTTAATCAAGCCTGATTACAACCTTGATGATGAAGCCGCTGCGTCCATTACAATGCAAACATACCTAATCATGCCGGTTCAAATTACAACTTAGTCATCAAAGGCTAAATCATTACAAAATAAAGCCCCTATCAATTAGGGGCTTTTTCGTGCTTTAATTCAACTATTAACCTGATGTGTTGTCTAAGATTTTGTAGACACCACCTATCACGGTTAATGTAGTCGTGAATTTAGCCAATGTGCCAGAATCACCATCTTCGCTGATACTAGAAAACATGCCGTAGCACAGCAGCTTTTCTGTAGTACCACCAGGCCCGACGCGAAGGTATTTGAAGCCCAATTGTTCGGTTGTGCTAAATGTATCTAAAACCGAAAGAATTTTATGATCTACATTTCGATGTACGGTCATCCCTTTGATAGCAGCACTCCTGCTATCTGTAAGGGAAATTGTAATTGCATTCCCCAAGGTTGCTTGGTCATCAGTGATAACAGATTCAGTATTGGTGGAAGTAGAAAAAGGACCGCCCGTAATGTTATTCAACATAATTGGGCGTCCGGTTCCATTTAATGGGTATACACCATTCACAACAGTACCAGTATCAGCACCGCTAGCAATCGTGGCACCAGTTTGATCATAGGTAATCCCCGTTGATGTAACTGTTTTGACCGGAAATGTGCCGTTGATTGAAGTATTAGTTACGGCTGTAACTTTTACAATATCACCAACCGCAACCTTGCCAGTAGGATCAGCGGAAAATGTAAGCGTCACAACCCCAGTCGATCTTGCTACATTAGTAATTGAAAATGTTTCAGCACCAACAAGCAATTCAAAGGTGCTACCAGTCCCGGAATAGGTTACAGTTTTAACCCCAGAGATAGCCTTTGTTGTATCCAGCCAGCTTGAAAGCAGTGCGCCTTGATTGGCGGCAGCAGTAGCGGCATCCTCCAGTACGATAGAAGAACGCCTCATCGGCACAATATAATGCTGCCGATCAAGTACGCTAGTGTACGCAACTGAAGTAGCCATGGTGAATCAGTGGATCAGTGGATCAGTGGTTTTCTAGCGTTAGTTTTCCCGATTTTTAATTGTTAACCTAGCTTCACCATTGCTTGCGCCATAAGCTCCTTTTGGCACTATATCTTCAGGGATTTGCATTACTACCGATGATCCTTTCTCGTCATAAAATACTCTTGTTGCACCATTGGCGCTTGCTTCCGCGATTAACATGCCTCCCCATTGATCCTGCCCGGCTCGCCATGGTGCTAGCAGCACGGCATCTTCGGCGGCCCAGCATAGCCTAGATGGTGGTGTCACATCCTTTCCTGCGGTTGCTAAATCCTGCAACCAAGGACCATTTGTTACAACATCCGGCAATAATTCCTGCTCCAATAGCGCTAACATTGCAGCACCAGCAGCGCTTGGCGGCATCGGCTTTTCTGTTACTTCCGCATAAAAACAAAAATCTTTTAGGTCAAATGGTTCACTCCTGATTTCTCTATTACGATTTGCCTCTGCATTTAGCAATGCAATTTGAGCGGTTGTTAACTCTTCTCTATGAAGCCTTTCCTTTTCGTGTTTGTATCCCCTCTTGAGCGCCTCGAGGACGTAACGCGACGGGAGCTTGCCGAATGATTCTCTGCTAAATTCAGCGGCGCCTGGCCAGAGTCTACGACATTCCCAGTAGGCATCAATCCAGTTCGTGCGGCTACAATCGACTGTATCGCCGCTTGTAACTTTTTTAGATCATCCTCAATTCCGCGACGTTGCTCTGTTGGGTCTTCATTTTTGCCATTAGATTCCTCTTGTTGTTGTATCGCATATAAAGAAAGCTTAATACTTTCAGGAAGATCAGTTGTATTTTCATCACTCCATTCTGGCTTAATTCTTTGCATCATAACAGTTGCACTTCTTGTTGTGATTTGCGCTTCTAATTCTTTAATTGATTCTAGGTATTCATCCAAGACGCCTCTATAATTAAGTTCAAGCTCTTCTTTTAATGGATCAAGTTCAAAGCCTAATGGCCTAACACCTTTGTGTTCAAAATGTATTGTGCTAAGCATCAAAAACAACTGATGAGATTGTGGGATATTTTCGTAACCATTCTTTTCTAACAGCTCCTTAAGTTTTACAGTAGTCTTTAGCGTGATTCTATAAATCGTATTATCTGGATCAATCTCTCTAATCAATGTTAATTCATGTGCTGTCATATAACCAAAGCGTGGTATTGAAAATCTACCTCCCTGCCACGTAATTTCAAAAGGTTCTAACTCAAGCTTTGGCGATGATTCCCAAGGGATCAGATCAATTGTCATAACTTACGGTAAGCAGAGATAAATGCTAGCTTAAACATCTTACCATAAGGATATGGTTCAATACCTGGAATTGCAATTGTTCCCAAAACTGCAGATGTCCATGGTCTTGCCGGTAGGTCAACTTTAGGTCTTGATTTATCACCCCAAGGGTGAATTTTAGCGCCATAGTGCACTGCTGTTGCATAAACAACAGGCCACTTAAATGTAGCCAGGGTACCTGAAATTGTATAGTATCCAGATGCTCTTAATGTGCCAAGATCTACTATATTACGTGGACTTCCCACGATGATACCAGATGTTTTCTTGCCTGATTTTGTATAGCTACCACTTCGCATTGTTTTACGTGGCCATTGCCATACCTCTGCACCCATCGCAGCCATAAAGGCAGAATTAAGCTCAGGAAATACAAAGGCCGCTGCTTTTTCAGCGGCAAGATTGATCTTTCTATTAAAAGAAGGGTTTAATTTAACACCTGATACCCTTGTTGTTAGTTTCATTTATCTTCCCGCCGCAAATGTTCCAGTAAATTCATCACCCGCAAATTGTCTTACGATACCATCAATTCCACCTTCACTAGATATTGTAGCAATTGTAAGCCAACCCTTTTCACCATCTTTTAAGTCAGGCAAGCTAGTTACATCACCTAGAAATGCTTCTACCTTTTCACCTCTAGGAAAACCAGTAGGTTTTAGGCCGTCATCATTCCATGCCCATGCTGTACCACTATCTAACCAATCATCGCCTGATGGTATCACAGCCCATCTTGTTATATTTCCTTCTACATTGGCAGCACCAAAATGTTGGCCGCCTAATGATTGTTCATTATTTGGTCCGCTAGTATCGACATAGGCTTCAATTGCAACATAATCAAATGATGACCTAACACCTTCGCGTAGGCTTGATGGTAGCGTTGTTGGGCGCTTCCATACCATGCGCATTCCAGGGAATTGAGCAAAAGGCGTTGCCATGATTATGACCTTGCAGGAGGTAACATCAAAGGACCTGATCTAGTTGATTGTGATTTTTTTGTAGTTTTGGTTTTGGTTTTAGCCTTGGTTTTAGGCTTGCCTTTTTTACTGATGCCTTTCATTGTTGGTTCTGCATTCATCAATGCAATAACTGAATCACGCATTTTTTTAACACGATCAAAATCTTTAGGGCGGCCACCAACATCAGGATGCACCTTTTTGGCAATTCTTCTATAGGCTTGCTCAACATCTGCTTTACTTGCTTTTTTAGGATCCAATCCAAATACAGCCCATGGCCTAAAGTTTTTATGAATATCAATACCATTGATCACGCCAGGCCTTTCTTTCCTATTGCGATCACTCATTGGTGTTTTAATTCTTGCTCTATATGCGCGTTCCCATTCTGACCTTGTTTTAGGCATCCTACCTTTTTTGATTTCAGATAAACCTTCTCCAGTACCAGCAGCTCTAGCGATTGTTGCCATTCCAACCTTCCCGCTACCTTTCACTGATTTCATTACAGCACTTCTCATCTCTTTAAGGCTCATTGTTTTAACTGACTTGCCAGTTTCAAACTTGCTACCGGGAACAACGCCGGTTCTTGTTGCCATACGCTTTGCGCGTTGCGCGGCAACATTTACTTTTTTGGTCGGTGGATTAACTTCCGCTTTTTTTGCGGGCTTCTTTTTGCTTTTAGCTAAAGACATCAAGCCAGATGATACCTTTTTTCTTAGCTTAGATTGCTCGCTGGATTGTATTTTTGTCCTGCTTGCTTTTGACACCTCGTTTAATTTTTTCTTACCACGTGTTACAGCACCCTTTTGTTGTGCGCTAGGAGATGCCGCTAGCTTGGCTTTAGAACTTTTCAGGCTTGTTCTGGCGGCCAGGGATCCTTTGCCCTTAATCGCGGCTGACTTGGCCGCCTTCCTTACTGATGATGGCGTCGCCTTTTTACCGCCGCCAGGGGTTGACGAGAACTGCCCCTGCGCATCACGTACGTATTGGGTCCGTTTTTTACCTGACCTGCCGCCACGTGCCATGGGTTGCCTATGCTTTTGATTTAGTTTTCCCTTTCTTTTTAAGCCTGCGGACAATAGGATTTGGATTAAGACCTTTAGCTTCTCGATAGGCAGACATCACCTGATAATCGTATTTTCTACCTGTGCGGCGACCGGCGTAAGTTTCGGCCACGAACTCAGATGTACTCGTGGTAGCGTACTTGCTAACACGCCTGCTAAGTGATAATGGTATTCCAAGTACCTCGCTTGCGAAAGATGAACGATTAGACAAGTTTTTATCCTTTGCGTGACCCATCTCATGATGAAAAGTGTGCATCGGAGATGAACTTGAAAAAAGGCCTTGCTTTCGGCTTTTTATTCCAGCTTTGGCCGGATCAATATAATTAGAATGAGATCTATTGATTGACATTGTACGTGTTTTAGAATTAAAGTTAGCAACGCTGCTACTAGCTCGACTACTGTCGTATTTAACAGGAAAGCCTTGTGATTCAAACATTGATTTTAATATATTAGCATTTGCTAATCGAACTGTTTTGTCATCATTCTTTGGTGATATTCTGTAATCTACATCTGCCTTGCCAGCTTGAAATGGATTTTCCCCCTTCACCGGCTTGGCCGTCACATTCCTTGGTCTAAGGTTTGCCCTAACAAATTCACCAGGCCTTATTTTTTGCTTAACAGCCTTAGTTGTTTCATTTTTTGCGGATTGTACTGCGGGTTGTGATACTTTTCGCTTTTTCTTTATGGTGCCCGATTTTGGCGCAACATTGAGCTTAGCTTGGCTAGACTTAACCGCAACACGCGCAGCCTTCTCCCCACGAGTTACCGCACCCTTCTGAGCCCTTTTGCTAAGCGCTGTCTTTAATGTTTCATCTGATTTATCTATGGCTGCCAGCTTGGCCTTTGATCGCTTTAGGCTTGTCCTAGCGGCGAGCGAACCCTTCCCTTTAACCGCAGCAGCCTTGGCGGCCTTCCTGACGGCGCTAGGCGTGGCTTTTTTGCCTCCAGGCGTCGAGGCAAACTGCCCTTGTGCATCGCGAACGTACTGAGTGCGACGCCTGCCACCCCTGCCGCCACGTGCCATCACAAAGCTCTATTATGATCACACTATTTTTCCCGTTTTATCTATTCAATAGGTAATCCTTGCGCATCAACATTGTCCTCCGCCAAATCATTAGGTGATGGCGCTGGAGGATTCAATAATGCGTTATTTTTTTCGTCTTCAATTAGCAATTGCGCTGCTTCTTTCTTTGCATCAACCTTAGGTCTTAACAACCCGCGTCTCTGCGCTAATGCAAGGAATGTTTCACGCATCATCAACCCTTTATCATAAAGCGCGCTGCACAATTGTAATGTTTCATTGTCAACTTCCTTCTCTGTGATGGATGCCTTCATGTCAATTCCGGCATCATTACTTACGGTCTCTCCTGTAAATATCGTCCACAACCTATACAATGATTGCATTGTAGATTCTTTTGATTCTGCTAAGCTTGTCATGTTTGCTTGAGTGCTAGCGCTTTGTAATTCAACTTCCGTTGCAGTACGATTACCGCTACCATTGAATATAAAATTCATCAAGCTACGATCTATATTGCTTTCAATTTCTTTTAATACTTGCAAGTGTATACCTAGGCTACTGCCGCTTGGTTCCGCAAAGGAAAAGCTACCATTTTCATCAAAAATTTGCATGATATGATTAGGGCCTAATGCAATAGGGACAGGGATAGGTTGTCCATCTGGCCCCATCGTTGTTGGCCTATTGCGATCTCTTAATACAGGAATAGGCATCGCGCATTTATGCAATAATTCTTTCATATCGCTGTAACTCCTATACCAATCTAATGTTAACTTAGCAACAGATAACATCATCGGTGCGCCTTCTCCAATACCATCCCTGGTGTGCCCATACCAAACCACAGGCGGATATTGCAATTTTGCTTTATTTGATCCATAGCCATAAAATGATCCTTCATCAACAACTTCTAACTGAGCCGATGATGCTGTAGCCAACCCCTTACCATTAGAATTATTAGATTCTTCTTTGATCTTGATCAACTGCCAATCCCCACCTCTCATTACTCGATAGAGTGGCGATAACTTAATGCCATAATCATCATCTTCCTCCTCGTGCCATTCAAGAATTGTTACAGCAGAAATTACCTCCCTACCGTTCACTTTAGTCTTGCGCCAATTTAATACATTACGCCTCTCAGTATAAGAAAAAAATGGTCTATTTCTATTTCTAATATCATCATTCCTAGTTTTGTTTTCACTTCTATGTGTATCTACCATGATTAAACATCCATTATCGCGCATCACTAAAGCATCGGCAGCCATGAACCATGCCTTTAGACTTGCGCCTTTACCATCAATATCATTTTGCGCGTCAATTAAACTTTTTGGTGCATTACGTAATTCAAACCTACTTAATGCCCCGGCAAATGCATCAATACCATCCCTAAAATATGATGGATAGGATGATCTCTTTAATCTACCTTCATACGCCACAGATGGTTCAGCTAATTCTTGCGGAAGGTGTTTGCGTTGTTGATTTACAGTTCTAAGTTGTTCCCAACAATCTAAAACTAAATCTAAATCATCAATAACTTCCACCAATCTAGGATGGCGGAACGATGGCAAATTGCCTTTATCTGTTTGGTGGGCAATCTCCTTTTGCACTGTTATCAACCATATAAGCTAGCTCTAGTTTTCCCGTAATCACTTAAAATAAGTCTAGTTGATGCAATGCTAATTCTATAAGTTGTTTAGGTTCTGAAATGCGCTTTTTGGCTCCTTTATTTTGAATACCAACTTCTGTTGGTACCTCTTCAAGTTCTATTGATAAATCAATTTGTTTTTCTGTAGCTATTGAAATACCACTGCTGATTTTTCTTGCTTTTTGCATAAATTGATAAAATGGTCCAATCGCAATTTGTCTTCTCCTTGGATGATTCCAGGCTGCTTCTAGTAAATTTTGATCCGCTTCTGATATGCTTTCATGAGCAGAATCAGCTATCATCAATGCTTGATCTAACTCATAAAATTCTTCCATTTCTTCATCTTTATCTACAGCATAAAGCTTAATGTCAGGATCTAACATAACTGATGTACTTTGCGCTTCTAAAATTTCGCTAATTTCATCAACACGCAAATCTGTATCACATGCAATATCTTCTATTCTTGTTCCTTCACTATGCAACTTGCGTACCTTGCTGGCCTTATCGCGCCAACGATCAGGAAACTTAACACCACTAGAATGGCCTCGGTCACGTAAGTATTGACGCATGGCACCATCAATAAATGGTACGGCAATTGTGCTTAATTTATATGGTTCACCATTTTTAGGGTTGATTTTTGTTGGATCATATTTCCTGCACCCTTTAATCAATCCAATCAATGCAACTTGATATAAATCTTCAAATGGCATCTTTGTACGCATTGACATCAAATGCGCATGTTTTTGCGCTAATTTTATATTATCTAATATAAGTTTTTCGCTGTATTCCGTAGGCTCAGTAAACACAGGCTTCTTATTGGTTGTGCCTAAGCTGGGCTTTTCGATGCTGGTAGCCCTAGGTGTTGATACCCTTTTTGCTCGTGATGACTGGCGATTCATCTGGTGAATACTCCATTTTGATTGCCAATCATGGCATTTTGATTATACATCATTTGACCACCTAAACTTGGATTGGTGGATAATGGCGCACCATAACCCCAGCTAACAGTCTCAAATTTCAATGGACCATTGCCTGTTATGTAAATTACAACTTGACTTACTTCATCTACAATATCATCATGCACACCAGATGGAAACTTGGTTAGTTGATCTATGCATTCATTTGCCCAAGGTGCAGATCTTGGAAAAAATACCCTGCCTGCATTGACTTCAACACTAGCAGCATTAGCACGACCCTCCTTGCTGCCCATCTCACCAATACCAGCCGCAACAACTCTAAATCCATGCGCCTGCTCTGATTCCAGCATCTTAATGATACCAGCGCCATTGGCTTTCTTTTCAATCAATAACTCATTAAAGCAATGCTTTTTGTGAAGTGTTTTAATCATCGTTAATGTTTTTGGAAAATCTAATCTTTCATTCACAAGGTCTATTTTCCATAGGCCATGTTCAGTCTGCCCATATAATC